TTAAGTATTTTCGTCATTTATGGTATTGTTTACAATACAAAAAACAATTTAAAAAATGGTTATGGGAAAAAGTAAGAGAACCAAAAATAAAGAAAATATATGATCCAATATATTTAATTGAAAATTTGGGTGATGAAGATGATTTGGATGAAGTGTTAAAAAATTGGGAAATAATAAATAATCGGCATTTGAAATGTAAAAAGGTGTAAAATAGGGTGTTGTTTTGAAAATATTAAGGCCCATTGTACGTATAGATTTTGATTACCTTCTACTGTTATAATTGCTGCATCATTTTCTTGTATTAATTCATCTAATGGTTTTTCAATACTTGAATCCATATCTAAATATACACCTCCATATTTATATAAAATTAAATATCTCCATAAATCTACCTTTGCTACAATAATATTTAATTTATTATAGCATTCAGCTATTTCGCCTTTAAAATGGTCGTTTACAAAATTATCCATATCATTATCATCATATAAATAATATGTATAGTTATTGTTTATTTTTTTTTAAAAAATCTATTTTTTTCTGAACCAATGGATGTATTATCTTTGTATTCCAAGATTGAAATATATTTTTTTCGATCATCTTATAATTTTGTGTTATATTTATTTTTATTTTATTAAACTTAATATGGCGTAATTAGGTTTTTATATTTTTCTAACTTTTTAATATATATTTACAATGTCATATGTTTATTTATTGGTATCAACTAAAGGAAATACATATGTAGGCGCAACTGTAGACCTAGAACGGCGTTTAAGGCAGCATAATAAAGAAATAAAAGGCGGAGCGCACGCAACTGGTATTAAAGTGTCGCAAGGTGAGATATGGACCAGAGCCGCACACGTCGCTGGATTCCCCGACTGGCAAGCAGCACTCCAATTTGAATGGCGTTGGAAACATATATCTCGTAAATTTCCACTTAAAATGGACCCATTAGAGAGAAGAATACAAGCGCTGAAAGAGTTACTTACACTAGAGAGGTCAACGAGTAAAGCAAAGGCTTTTATAGAATGGACCGTACCCCCTGAAGTCCACTGTGAAACCGAAAAAGCTAAAAGCCTATACACAACAAATGTTTTGTAATAAATTAAATTTATTTTTTTATTTTTTAGCTAATAATTCACGCATAAATTGTATTTCATCATTTTGTGTTTGTATAATATTTTTTGCTAACTTTGTGACTTCATAGTTATCTGTCTTCTTTAAAATCGCTTCACTAGTAAATATACCCATAGAATGGTGTTCTATCATTTCTTCTAAAAATTGTTTATCAGTAATAGCATATTGATTTCTATATAAATAAATAAATAACGTTAAACTAGCGGTTAAACAAATATAAAAATTTAAGCTAAAAACTTTATACTGATGGTCGTGCATCATTACTTCCAAAAATAGCATAAAAATAGACATAATAACAGAAATATATAATTTACCTAAATTATTAGTAATATATATTTTTTTACTTACCATTATTGGAGACATTAAAAAATACTGAATTAAAAAACTTCCAACAAACATAACGACCATTGTATGTGTTATCTTCATTTATAATAACAGATTATAAAAACTACTTAAGACTATAATAATTATTAATGGATAAATAATACAGAATCAATGGATACAAGTAAAGAATTAACGGATAACGAACCAATGGATAATCACGATAATATAACAATATATGATATATATTCTGACAGAATTGGATATCACGTATATGGTGGTTATAGAAAAATAGAAGACGTAGAAGAAAGCATAACAAATTCACTAATCAATAACTTAAACTTGGAAGAAAAAACGTACATTAATAATAATATCTATATACTCATAAAAATATTAATACCTATTTCTGTAATGGTTTCATTATGTATTATTTTTTATTGGTTTTACAAGTAATATTTAATTATTAGTTCTTTAAGTTATTTTACACCTTTTTACATTTACTACGAAGTGAATGGCCGATTATTTATTATTTTCCAGTTATCTAATACTGTATCCAAATCATCATCCTGACCTAAATTTTCGATTAAATAAATCGGATCATATAGTTTCTTTGCAATCGGTTCTCTTACTTTTTCCCATAACCATTTTCTTAATTGTTTTTTATATTTGAAACAATAATATAAATGACGAAAATTATTTAATATTTGTATGTTTTGTTTTATTTTAATTAAACTATTATTATTTACTATTTCGTCAATGGGATTATAATAATAATCTAATTCTTCTAGATTTTGCGGTAAATTTGGTAACACACGTAGTTGATTATAAACACAATATAATTCTTCTAGACTTTGTGGTAAAGTAGGCAACAAAGTTAATTGATTATTATAACAACATAATATTTTTAAATTTTGTGGTAAAGTAGGCAATAAAGTTAATTGATTATCAGAACAATATAATTCTTCTAGATTTTTCGGTAAAGTTGGCAAACAAGTCAATTGATTGTCAACACAAAATAAATTTTCTAGATTTTGTGGTAAATTATTCAACAAAGTTAATTTATTATTATCACAAAATAATGTTTTTAAATTTTTGAATCTCGTTAAATCTGGCAAAGATTGAATACCCATACGTCTAATATCAAGTGTATCTATATCGCTAGATAAAGAATTCAAATATATTTCAACAACGGTTGCCATTTTGATATATGTTTGTTATAGTTTATATACACTTTTTAATAACATTTTGTTTCATTTTTTTTTTACACTTTTTTTATTTCAAATACTCATTATTGAGTTATATTATAATAATAAATATATATAATATATTATTATAAAAATGGGAATTTATGTTAATGGTAATATATTTGGAATAAAAATATATAATTTTAATGATGATGATTTTTCTAATATATTATTTGAAAAAAAATATGATGAAATAATGAGTAATGAACGAATGAAAGAAGCATATTTATTCTATACAGAGTTGAATAACAAAAATGAAATAAGTTTTCAATATTATACTGAATGTAGTAGCACATATGGTGAAGGAACTTATTTTGGTTGGTGTCCAATGTCGTTGGACCTATTTTTAGAAAAATTCGGCATTTCACTTCGTAGTAAATGAAAAAGGTGTAAGTGTATTGACATTTTATTTCGTAGTAAATATAAAAACGTGTAAATATATAAAAAAATTGAAATAAAAATATCGAAATAATATGAAATCAAACTATAAACGAAAACCAATATTTTAAAATGTTCGAATATTCTATTCTTGAATTAGCTCATATTATGTCTTCAGCATTAATCGGTATAATGATATTTATATGTTATAACGAATTATTTAATAACATAGAAATTACGCTTATAAAAATAAAAAAAGAAAAAGAATTAGCACAGCAAAAAATAAAATGTCTAGAAATGGAAAATGATTTTTTAAAAAAAAAAATTTATTTGTTAAATAAAGAGAATTATAATATAAACGCAAAGACGATAAAAAATAATGAAAACCCAAAAACTCTATTTGATACAACATTTTGTTAAATAAAAATATACTTCCAACTAACCTGTAAAAATACAAATGAATAAATCTAAATTAAAATATGAAAATTTAAATATATTTTTTTATTTTTTATTTTTATTTTTATATTTTTTATGCGTCTTTTTATATTTTTTTATATTTTTTTTATTTTTTTGTGTTACTCTTTTTTTTATATTTTTTTTATTTTTTTGTGTTACTCTTTTTTTATTTTTATATTTTTTTATTTTTCTTAGAGATGAAACCCCGCCAACATTTACAGCTAGAGGTTGACTTATATCTGTTTTTAATATCATAGGTCCAAACTGCTTTAAAAAATATTTACTTGCGTCTAGATACTTCATTAATAATCCTTTACTTGCCATACTTGATATAATGTTTACGGATTTAGTTATAAAATCTGTTTTCATTTTTATAAAACCACAAAGTTTTAAATTATAGTCATCGACATTTTTGTATATTATATCATAATTTTCATTTTGAGTAGCAGCATAATTTTGTTCTATAATTGTTTGCGAAAATTTAGCGGCTTTTTTAATAACAGTATAAAAATAATTTAATGACTGTAAATTATCTCTTTTTATAATTTCAATAATTTCTGGAGTTACATTAATTCTATAATCATCATCAACTATATACGATTTTATATCTTGGAAACGATAATAAATATTATATTGATTTTTAAATATATATAAATAATATTCGAATAAAGCATAATTAATATTGTTAACATTGTACTCGCTATAGTCATTTAAAATAAGTTTTAAAAATACATAAAACTCAATATTATTTGGAATTAAATTTGTTACACCTAGTAAGCCATCCAATACACAAGATTCGTTTATTTTACTATAAAATGCCTCAATCCCTTCTTGGTAATTCGTAAAACTTAATTCGTATTTTCGTAATAAATTGAATAAAATATACATAGTTGTTATGTTATTTTGAAATAAGTTTTTGGCGTTATTTAATGAGTTAAAATTAGCATTTAATATATTATTATATACTGTAGTTCTAACAATATTATTACCAATATTATTACCAAAATAATTTAAAGAAGATAAAAATATAACAGCAAATAAATTCACATTATTTTTACTAGACGTGCCACCACTTGGTCCTGTACTCTTTATACTATTAGATAAATAGTTATCACCAATATCAACTGATATAGCTTCATACGCATCTTGTAATTCGTTTTCTGATAATTCATTTACTAGTAATTTAGTTGTATTATTTTCAATTTCTAAACTATAAAATTCTACTATTTCATTATAGTATCTATCTAAATTCTCCGTTAAATTTTTTTTACCTGTTGCTTTATTTGTAAAATTACCATTTATACGTATATATTGTTCTGTAGTGTATTTTTCTGTAGTGTATTTTTCTTTTAAAAAATCGATTTTTTTTATATTTGTATTAATTTTTTCGACTTTTACAAAGTTTTCATTACCAGCAATTAAAAGCAAAATAGTTTCATTATACTTATCACCATTTCTAAGATCATAACCACCTTTACCGTTTGTGTTATCTGTAATATAATCATTATAATTTTTTTCTATATCCCCGATTGGACTAACAATTAAGCAACGATTGTAAAACAAAGCAATATATTTATAACCAAGACTACCATTTTGAAGACCTTCATTTATTTGTTTTAAAAAATTTATAAAATTGTCGTCTTTTGTAATTGATGACGACTTATTATTAAAAAAATATAAATACCTAATTAGGTCTTCAATATTATCCATAACAGAGTCAGCATAATCATTTGCGTTTTCAAATGAACCAAAACCACCTATTTTTATTGTCGTGTTTGAGTTTTTTGTTGAAATTTGTTTAGTTGAAGTATTTTTATTGAAATCATAAGAATATATTTTTGGTTTCAAACTTTTATATCCACCTTTTGTTCCTGTTATTATTGTTTGTTGTATTGGCACAAACAATATCATATTATTCGCCATATCTAGTATTGCTGGTACATTATTTATAATCGCATAAGAAAAAAGCATTCTGTCGTGTGTCAGCAGAACGGCTCCTATTTCTTTGGTCTTACTTCTATCAATATTATCTGTACTTAGTTCGTACTTGCCTTCAACCTTTTTAGTTACACGTCTAAAATTTAGTGTACCCAATTTATCAGGTAAACATATACGAGCTTGTAAAGTATCGCCTAAACGTTTTTTTGCGTATAACCTAATGTATTCGTCCTTATATTTTTGTATTTCTTCTTTCTTATCTTTGTCAGTCAATGACGTCCCAAGATTATTAAAGTTACTATAAAAGTTATTTATGTCAGATCCTATTAGTTTGTGTGTTGTCTCGTTATACGTTACTTTCGCAGCATTAACAGTTCTCTCAATAGTATTTATAATTAATTTCTTAACTTTATCAATAGTATTATTTTTTCCATTCATGGTTATATTTTCTTCCACTCCATTATAGAATGCTGTAACTGAATATATTGCTTTGTCTAAATCGTCATTTGATATTTTTAGGTCTTTAAATGTAACTTTTACACCACCGTTTACATCATTATTCTCATAAGTCCGTCCAGTAGATCCCAATTCTTCAATGTACCAATTTTGATACCCAACATTTTCATTTATAACTAATGCTTTTGATTTTGGAGCTGGATCATTAATAGTTTCCGCTGTATACAAAATACAAAATTTATCTACTTGTGTTTTGATTTTTCTGCTTTCTCTAACTATATCAAAAAATTTAGTATAATGATCTACAACAAGTTTTATTTTACCGCCAAATTCTGCGTCTTTATAACTATCAAAAAATTCACCAATCTTATCATAGATTCCAGTTACATTATTATTATCAATTACTTCTTGTACATTTGGCAATATATATACATGACCTTTTGAAGGATTTTTTATTACATCATAAATATTACCTATTGAAAAATAATTTTCTAGATTATCTTTATCGAGTGGTCTAGAAGAAAAATTTAAGTAAGAATAATTTGTTTGAATTGGTAAATTTGTTGGATATACATCATTTAATCCACTATACCCGCCTAATAATAAAAACGAAAACCCAAATTTTTTATAACTATATTGATTATTAGTTCTAATATATGTTGAACTATCTAAAAAATCCTTTTTAAAATCGTGTAAAGAATCAAAAAACCCAACAGCATCAACATTTTTATACATTTCCATAGGTATTTCTTCTGGAATATTAGTAGTCAAAATCTGTATTGTTTTTTTTTCTATAAAACTTTTTTCAAATTTGTAAAATGGCAAATAGGATTTATCTGAAGATTTAATGTTTTCTAAATCTACTAAAGAATATTCTTTACCTTTTTTATATGACATAATATTATATTATCTTTATATAATATTATCTTTATATAATATTTTTATTCACCAATCAATAACTTAAACTTGGAAGAAAGAACGTAAACAAATAACAAAATATATATACTCATAAAAATATAGATGTATACAAACAAAAACAAAATAAAAACCCGTTCAGTTCCGCATTTTGTTTATAATAAAATTTATAAAATATTAACAATAGATATTATAATCTAAATAAAAGTATATAAATATAAATATAAATACATAATGAAAACTATTTTAGTAACAGGTGGTTCAGGATTAGTCGGAACAGCAATTAAAGCTATTTCTGAAAATTATAATGAAAAATATAATTTTTTGTTTTTAGACACAAAAACGTGTAATTTACTTAACTATGAAGATACAATAGCATTTTTTTTATCAACAAAACCAAATTATGTAATACATCTTGCTGCTAATGTAGGTGGATTATTTAAAAACATAAGTTACCCTGTAGAAATGTTAGAAAAAAATCTTTTAATAAACACAAATGTTCTTAAAGCTTCTCATATTATAAAAGTTGAAAAACTAATAGCGTGCTTGTCGACTTGTATTTTTCCGGATATTATCAGTTATCCTATAATTGAAGAAAACTTACATATGGGACCACCTCATCCGTCAAACGCACCATATGCGTATTCTAAAAGAATATTACAAACACAATGTGAATCTTACAATTCACAATATGGTACGAATTTTATATGTGTAGTACCTACAAATATTTATGGACCTAATGATAATTTCAGTTTAAATGACGCACACGTAATACCAGCTTTAATTCATAAATGCTTTTTAGCTAAGCAAAATAATGAAAAATTTATAGTTTCAGGAACAGGAAAACCTTTAAGACAATTCATTTACTCTGAAGACCTAGCTGAAATGATTATGTGGGTTATTGAGAAATATAATAAAAAAGATACAATTATATTATCTCCTGATGAAAAAGATGAAGTTACTATAGAATTTGTCGCTAAAAATATAGCAAAAGAATTTAATTACGAAGAATTTATGGAATTTGATACAGCAAAACCAGACGGACAATTTAAAAAAACTGTTTCAAACCAAAAATTTAGGAGTTATAACAAAGAATATACTTTTGTAAATTTTGAAGATGGAATCAAAGAGACAACACAATGGTTTAAAAATAACTACAATAATATTAGAAAATAATTATAATAAGTTAAAAATTATGTAAAAATAAAAATAAACAGATATTATATAAAAAAATGCCAGTAATTTACAAAGAATTTATAAATAGTTATGAAATATTACACTTAAATGATTCTGAATTATGGCAAAAACCAGTAATTACCGAAAAACAAATATTTGACAATATATATATTAATAAACTATTACCATATAATTATATAGCATTTCCTTGGGCTTCATATATTGATAACAAATGGACGAAACAATACAACGAAACAGAAAAAATAATTGATGATTTAATTAATGATAAACTTTTAATTGACAATAGTAAAACATATTTTACTGTAGTTCAGCATATTGAGTTTCGTAATTATATTGAAAAATTTAAAAAGTTAAATATTCAATATATATTTACTCCGCATAAAATAAATAGTGATTATGAATTAGAAAACAAATATAACATATCCATTATTCCTATTTCATTATTTCCCAAACAAAACAATAAATATAATTATTGCCAACAACCTAAAAAAAAAATATATTTAGTCTCATTTATGGGACAAATAATTCATAAAAATAATATTTCGGATATAAGAAATAAGATGTTTGAATGTTTAAAAAACAAACCGAATTGTTTTTTAAAATGCAATGATAAATGGTTTTATGAAAAACACGTGTATGGAAATAATAATGATAAAATAAAAGAAAATAACAAACTACAAGAAAATGATGAAATTTATATTAAAACAATAAATGATAGCGTTTTTTCACTATGCCCTTCTGGAACAGGCCCAAACAGTATTAGGTTATGGGAATCAATAAGTTTTGGAAGCATTCCCGTTATATTATCAAATGACTTAATTTTACCTATAATAAATAAAGATATAGACTATAGAAATTATTTTGTATTATGGAAAGAAGAAAATATTGATACTTTATATGACTATTTGTTAACTATAGACAATAAAACAAAAAAACAAATGTCAAAAAATTGCTTCAGATTATATAACGATTATTTTTGTGAACTTAATATGCATAAACCTATTTTATATTATTTTTCAGAAAAAAAAATATAACCAATATATATATGAATTATTTAAACAAACAAAAAATAATACTAGTCTATCAATACTATAAAGTTATCAGTGATGATGAAACATATAAAAATAAAAGACAAGAAGAAATAGATTATTGTTTAAACAAAAATTTTGAGAACAAATACATTGACGAAATTCATTTATTTCTGGAAGAAGATTTTAATATGAATTTTATAAATAATAAGTATAACATTACAGTAAAAAAAAACATAACCGGTAAAATAATAAATTTTAAAGATGTATTTTATTATTATAATGATAATTTAGATAACAACATTTGTATTTTAATAAATTCAGATATATATTTAGATAATAGCATAGAAATTGTAAAAAATATCAATTTTGATATATGTAAATTATTTATTTCATTAAACAGATATGAAAAAAATTATGATGACATGCCAGCATTATTAAATGGGTTAGAATGTAATGATGCAGATAGTAAAAAATGCAATGCTTTTTTAATGCCATATCAAGAATCTATTTGGTCTCAAGATGGATGGATTTGGAAAAATAAAATATCAAATATTGATGACAGATTTGATTTTAATTTAGGTACTATGGGGTGTGATAACCATTTAAATTATTTATTAAATAAAATTGGTTATAATATATTAAATTGTTCTAAAAATATTTGTATAAATCATTATGATAGATTAAGTATAGTAACTAATGATTACGGTATATCAAAAGGGAATGTATCAAAAAATAAAAAAAACAATACTGTTGGTAGAATGGATACGTTCTTATTTTTAGAAAATCAATCTGAAATTCCAAATAAATATACTTATGAAATAAAAAATAATATTTCTTATAAAAAACCAGCTAAAATAAATAAATTATTAATAAAAGATTCAATTTCAGCTATAGATTTAAAAAATAGCCAAATTATAGCTTCTTCTTGTAATTCTAAATATAATCCTACGTTTTCAAAATTTGAAGATATCTTTAATTGGGAGCCAGATAAAAACGATGTTGAACCATATATTCAATTTAATTTTGAAAATATATATGATATTACAGTTATTGACATAATGGGAAAACCAGTTAACTTAGGTGATTTAACTTTTGGATATGTTTCAACATTTAAAATTTCATATTTTAATATTAATAATAAATGGATAAATGATAATACTATATATACTGGGATAGAAACAACTAATGGAAATTATATAAAAAAAATTTTCTTGGAAGTTCCTATTAAATGTTTAAAAATAAAAATATTTCCACTTAAATATGTCAATACCAAATCTCTAAAAATTAAGTTTTATAAAATTGATTATCCTAATATAAATATTTTTAAATATTTATGTGATAATACAGAATATTTTAAACAATTTAGTGAAACAGTTGTAGACTATAGTAACATTAATAATATTTTTAAAAATAAAGATTTAAAAATAACTGAAGGAATAAGTGATTTAAAATACGATAAAAATATGTTAAATAAAAAAATAACTGAAGGAATTTGCCTTTTTACGTATGTAATGAATAGAAATAAAAATATATACAATAACATATCATATTGGTTAAAACAATCGGTAGACCAGATTATTATTATAGATTGGAATAGTAAAGACGATTTAAAACCTTTTATAGATACTTTAAATGATAAAAGAATACTATACGTTAAAGTTTTAAATGAAGATTTTTTTATAAGAACTTACGCTCAAAATCTTGCTGCCAGATTATGTAAATATGACAAAATATTTAAATTAGATAGTGATATTATTCTTAAAGAAAAATTTTTTGAAAACCATAAATTGAATATAGGCGAATTTTATGTAGGTGAGTATAGATGTGGAAGAAATGAAAACGAAAAATTTTTGCATGGTAGTACATATTTATATTTAAACGATTATTTAAAAATAAACGGGTATAATGAGTATATACAAGATTATGGTTGGGATGATAGTGATTTTACGATAAGATTACTTACAACTGGATTAATAAAAAAAGTGTTTGATTATAATTATTTATACCATGTTCCTCATGATGAAACAGCCAGAACAACAAATTTAGACAAAAAAACTAACTCGTTGCTAATGACATTTACAAATAAATATTGTTTACAAAATATAGTTTGGAATAATAATTATGATTTACAACAATTTAAAATACATAAAGTAAATAATAATTATGTATTATGTAATAGAATAAAGGGCAAAGAATATTGTTTTGATGAAAAAATATATACAGAAGCACAAAAAAAAGCACGTAACTTATTAAATTCGTGGAATATAAAAATTTAGGTTATTTAAAAATAACATGTATATGTATGGAGAAACCAACATATGCATTTAAGGATGTAACATATTTCAACTCAATAAATAGTTTAGAAAAACATATAATATTTTCTGATTTTGAACATAATTGGGATTTGCTAAAATTTTTAACAAATGAAAATAAATACTATTTTTGTTTAAATAAAAATATAAATTCAAAATATTCATTTAAAGTTATTTATAACACATATACGCAACAATGCAAACATATTAAGCCAGAAAATGTATATTTTATTATATTTTTTAAAGAGCAAGAGCACTTAATAAACGAATTGCCTATTAAACTTAATTTTTTATATGATAAACAAGTAACATCTATTTTAAATGTAGAGAAGTCAATAGTAACAACATTTAATACATATAAATATAATGAAGCTTTAAAAATAATAAATAATACAAATAAACTTTGTGTTAGTGAAGAAGAGTTAAATTATACATTAAAACAAAATACAGTAAAACGGCAACTTTATGAAAAAAATATTTTTTCCAATATTTGTTTTTTTGGTGCAAGTGTAACTGAACAACAATATTCTTATGTAAATTATTTAATAAACAATTGTAATGATTTGGTTATCTTTAAAAAAGGTTATTCTGGTTGTCATATAAATCAAGCTACATGGTTTGTCAACGATATTTTAAATTTGATACCAAAACCTAAAATTGTTGTCTTAGAATGGATAACGTCAGTTTTAAAACCCAAACGAGATGAATTGATTTGTTATTTGGATATTATATGCAACATTTTGTTTAAAAACAATATAACCCCAATATTTTTATATTTATATAAAAATGACATAAATGATTATTTAGACATTGTTAACATTTATGAAGAAGTTGCCATTAATTATAATATTTCATCAATATTTTTATATAAAGTAATAAAAGAAATAAATATAGATAAAACACTCATCTTAAAAGACTCATGTCACACAAATTATGAAGGCTCAAATTTATATGGTTTAATGATTAAAAATGTTATGTATAATTTATTTTTAAATAATAATTTTTCTGTTAAAACAATACAAAAAAAAGAACCATTATTAATAAATGATAATATTTACAAAAAATATAATAATATTAAAGTAATTCCTTTAGAAAAGCTAATTAATTGTGACGATATTGAAAACACAATTTTCGATGAAAAAAAATATTATAAAATAGATAAAGATTTATTAAAAATTTTGATTGTAAATTGAAAAAAAAAATATTAATGGCAATGAATATATTATTTTATGTAAATAATGGATATATACTTATAAATGAAAATAAATTTCAGACATGGGATGCTAATTGTTATTATAAAAGATTCGGATATATAAATTTAAATATGCTGTTAGATATAGATTCGATAAAAATTATTGTAAGCCAAGAAAAATTTGATACATTAACGTGTAAATATGATATTACATTTCCTGAAGAAAAATATTTATGGTTGTCTGAAATAATAATAACAAGTGATAATGAATAAACCTTATTTTAGATTAAAAATTTTGTGAATAATAATATATATATATATATTATGCAGTCATATTTTACTGAGATATATAACTTTAACGATACTATTATTTTATATTATTTTATACAAAATGTCAATGATTTTATATATAAACTAAACTTATACATCAATAATAACAATAATAAAGTTGTGTCAAATAATGTTTACATAATCACAAATCATTATACTGAAAACATAAATTTAGATTTTATAAAAAATAAAAATATCAATTTACTAAAGACAAACATTAATTTTAATTTATTTTTTAAACTACACGAACTAAAACATAATTATTTATACAAAAATAAAATAAAAGATACATTTAAAATTAAAGAATATGTTAATAAAATAGTTGCACCTTTAGACAATAAAACAAAATCACGAATAAATGATTTTAATCAAAATAGAATAGACCTTGAACTTAATGGTTATTTAGATATAGATAAACGTTTTAGCTCTATAAAAGAATTAGATACTGAAAATAAAATATATAAGGAAATAATTGATTATAAATCTATTGAAAGTATAGACGATTATGCTAAGTTGTTTGAAGATATAAACATATTTTTAACTAAAAATATAAATTGTTTTAAAGATGGTTTAATAAATTTTAAAGATTTAGCAAATACATATATTTTTAAACAAACAAGTTTAATTTACAATAGTTGTATAGAAAATAATGTTACATTAACAGATGTATATTACATTAATAAACAATTTTATGATAAAAATAAAAATCCAATAGAATTAAAAGAATTTAACGACGATTTTGAATATACAGAATTTAAAAACCACTTTGAAAAAAAAATATTTTCTGACCCAAATTTTAATATTCAAAAAATACAACCTTATCAAATAATAGATGAGGAAGTTATGTATTTAGATTATATTTATGGATTTTATAATTTTGGTGAATTTTGGGATGTAATAAAAAGATTATTAGTATCATCAAACAAAAATTTACCTTTATTCCATTTAACACATAATAGAATAACAAACATAAATTATTATTTTGATAAACTAAATTTTAAATTCCCAACAAAGTATCAAAAACAAGAAAATAGTGGTAAACTATACTATTTTAATAAAATAAACATCCCTTGCGTTACTAATGTAGGGTGTCGGGGTCTGATAGACATAAGTTTTACGTATCAATTTAATAAATTATTTAATAATTCTGTAATACTGCCTAATAAAACATATAATATTTATTTAGCCAGAGGAAAATATGGTAGGTCTTTGATTGACGAAGAAAAAATCATTGAAACATTAAAAACAAAGCATGAATTTATAGTTTTAGACGGTACAGAAACATTGAAAGACACAATGCATTATTTTACTAATGCTAAAATAATTTTTGGGAGTCACGGTTCTTTAATAAAAAATATGATCTGGTGTAAAAAAAACCCAGTATTAATAGAATTATGTCCACCTACAAGAGCAAATTTAGATTTTTATAGTAATGCATTTAGTTTAGGGTTTTTTAATTTTTTTATTTTAAGTGAATGCAATGATAAAGAAGAAATTATTTTAAGCGAACAACAAATTAAAAATTTATATGAGTTAATAAATATACTTAATAAATAATATGTAAATAATAAATAAAACAAATACTATAAACATATCAAGTTTTATTTTTTGGAACATATTTTACTCATTTATATATATGTTAGATAAAAATATGTATAAGTTATCATTTGTAACTTTATGTTGTAATAACGTTCAAAATTTAGAAAATACATATTATAAAAATGTAAAGAAATATGATAGTAATGACGATGTTGAATTTATATTAATTTATTATTATGAAGATGATTATAGTAAATTAGAAGAATACATAGTTACGAATTTGTTTTACGAATTAAAAACAAAAAAATTAAAATATTATAAACGAAAAATTACAGAAAAAATAAACTTAAATACAGAAAAAAATATAACACAACAATTGGCAAAAGGACAAAGTATTTATGACTTGTACGCAGATAAATTTTTAGATGGTAGTGAATATAATAATAGTGTAAAATTAAATATTGAACTTCATAATACTGATATTACAAAAAACGAATATGCAAATTACATAAAATTTGATATTGATGATTTTAAAATATTAACGTGTTTTTCAGTTTTATATAAAAGTAACCAATTTATAGATAATTTAATAAACGATATATTAACACAAAGTATATTCAATAATATATTTTTTATATTAATTAATATGTATCAAACAAACAGTAATGAAACAAATACAAAAATAAAAAACCTTGAATCATATAAAAATATAAAAATTATAAATGAAATGAATGACTACGGATTATACAATATGTGGAATATTTGTATTAAAATATCAAAAACTTATTTAGTATCAAACCTGAATCCTGATGATATCAGAGGTCCAGAATGGGCTTGTCACCAAATAAAAAATTTTGAACCTGGCATAGTTCTTGTTACACCAAAATATATACCAGCACATAAAATAGTTAATTATGAAACATTAATCAATTCAAAATTCCCTAAATGGTATGATACAAAATATGATATAATTAATAGTAAAATAATTTTTAAAGGAAATTATAAATATTTTAATTCAAAAAACTTGTTTCAACGTGTCAATACACAATTTGTATCTAATAATGTTGTAAATTGTTCTCCTGTATGGAAAAAAAAAGAAATCCACGAAGACAACAATTATTTTGATGAAAACAAATTTGGATGTTACGCAGATATGGTTGTATGGTTAGAAGCGGGTTCAAAATATGTATTTAAACAGACTGATTATGTAGTTGGTTTTTATATTAGCAATAAACAATTACATCGTAGACAAAAAAAAAGTGAAGAAGTATTTAATTTATTAGTTTCTAAATACGCAAGTAAATTGTAAAAACGAAATCAATTACTACAGTCTGTTTCCACCATTTCTTCAACTAATTTATCAAATGAATATTTTGGAGTCCAATTTAATTCATTTCTTGCTTTTGTACTATCACCTAATAACTCATCAACCTCAGCAGGTCTAAAATATTTTTCAGATATAAATATAAGTTCTCTTCCTGTATTATCATCATAACCTATTTCATTTAAACCGGAACCCTTCCATTTAATATCAAAACCCTTAAGTTTAAACGATTTTTCTACAAATTCACGAACACTATGATATTCGTTTGTAGAGAGAATAAAGTCATCAGGCTCATCATTTTGTAACATAAGCCACATTCCCTCCACATAATCCTTTGCGTGTCCCCAGTCTCGTAAAGAATTGATATTTCCCAAAACTAATCTGTCTTGTTTACCTTTTAAAATGTTTCCTAACGCAACTGTTATTTTTCTAGTTACAAAATTATGTCCTCTTCTGGGACTCTCATGATTAAAAAGAATACCCGAACAAGCAAACAAATTATACGATTCACGATAATTTTTTGTAATCCAATAACTATATAATTTAGCGACACCATAAGGAGAACGAGGGTAGAAAGGCGTTGTTTCCTTTTGTGGAACTTCAACAACTTTGCCAAACATTTCTGACGTAGAAGCTTGATAAAATCTAACTTTTTCTAAAAGAATTCCACAATTACGTATAGATTCTAGTAGTCTTAATGTTCCTATTGCGTCAACATCACCAGTATATTCAGGCATTTCAAAAGAAATTTTGACATGACTCATAGCTCCTAAATTATAAACCTCTAATCGTTCTATATTCTCATATTTATTTTTTATTTCCATTAAAATATTTAACAAATTTGAACTATCAGTTAAGTCGCCATATCTTAAATTTAATTGTGAAAAAATATGGTCTATACGTTCAGTGTTTACATTTGATGAACGCCTTATTAACCCCCAAATATGATAGCCTTTCTCCAACAAAAAATCAGCTAAATATGACCCATCTTGTCCTGTAATTCCAGTAATAAATGCTATTTTTGACATATATATATATATAAATAATAAAGTTTCTAAATTTTGTTTACCGTGTTTTTTTTGTGCCTTTTTTTTTGTGCTTTTTTTTTAGTGTTTTTTTAATACTGTTTCTCTCTATAAATTTTTTAATACTATTTTTTTGTTCGAGTATCATATCAACAATATTCTGAAAATAAGAACGAAATTGTTGTCGCATCTTTTTTAAATCGTCTACACAAACCCACCTTATTTCTGCTTTTTCAAAAATTTTACTATTTTTAATTATCTCAGGGTCCAATCTTTTTTGAAGAAATCGCTGATTATTATTATAATAAAACGGTAACCAATGATTATATTCGAATGGAAAAATATGCATACGATATGTACTATGTTCTCCACTTTTATAATCTATGTTATATGTTCCGTTTATTTTTAAAAGCTTTTTTATATCATTATCGTCACCTAAAAATCCAGTGAACTCTTCACCTGATTCTCTTATAGCAGTCTCAAAAAAACTCTCATCATTATCTGTTCCACCGCCAAAATCTGAAAATCCAGGTGCCGAATCTTCATATTTATTTTCTTTACCGAATAAAAAATAAAGTTTACCATTATGAATAGTTGTAGGTAATATTCCAGCGCCCATTATACATAAATATAATATTATTTATGTGTAAAAGATAAAATAATCTATAAAATTTCATATATAATACTATTAGTTGAATAATTTAAGTTGGCAGGATAAGTATTTCCGACAGGCGAACTATAATTCCCATTATATATATTTACAGCAACTATATTATAAGTTCCCTTAGGCGCATTTAACGGGACAACAAATGAAATGTTAAATGAACTATAAAATGTAACAGAAATATTTTTATAACTACCAAAATTTATATATGTAGTTCCATTAGGAAAAAAATTAGCTCCTGTAATATATATTAAAGCATATTGTCCGGCAACAGATGAACTTGAAGATAAAGAATTAATAATTGGATTAAAACTAGGTAGTGAAGGTTTATAAGTGAGGCATTTACTTGAATTTGAAGTTGTTCTTGTGTTATTAAGTAGATTATACATTTAATATATAATATTATTCAATATTTAATATTATATATTTATCGCCAAGTAAATTTATAAAGGTCCAAAATCATCAGGTTTTTCTCTAATACGTCCTTCAATAACTGACCCAGCAAAGTGAAAGGCAATGTAACCAATGAAGGCACCTATAAATGCGCCGATTATAACTTGAAATGCGATATGGTGGTTATTTATAACCCGCTCGACCATAATTATAAGAGATAAAGCTGTGTAAAAAATAAGAATACGTATGTCTCTTAAAGAGAGAAATATATAAGTAGTTGAATATAAAGCCGATTGTGTGTGACCTGAAGGCATTCCGAACATATTAAAAGGAACACCGTCTTTAAATATAGTTTCAGGAATATATTTTATGGCTAAACCGAATTTTTTATCGTCTTCGCTTGGTCTTGGTTGTTGTATAATACCTTTAAGAACTAAATTTAAAATAGAGTTTATGAAGAACCCAACCAAATAATAGAACTGTAAATTTTGTTTATTTGACAACAAGTAGAGAGAAAATAATGCCAAAACAACGGGTCCGAATCTTCCCAAATAGTGAAATAAAAATAGGGCGTAGTAAATCATAAAATACATACATATTTAAATAAAAATCTATTTTAGTATTGATATAAACATTCGCATACCAACGTAATACACCAATCGTTACCATTTAAATTTAATATGTTACCTTTATCATCTAATAACTTAACTGCCATTCTTTCTATATTTACAGGTCCAAAATAAGTTCGGGTATTATCTTGTAATGAACCGCTAAAATCTACTAGTAGCGAACCAGTTTGTAGTCCTATCGAAGTTTTTATAGGTAATACACCGAGAGTATCTGATGAAGAAGGTGCTTTGGCAAGATAATTGGTTAAATTATTTTTATTCGCATTAATTTGATTTATCGTATAAATTTGAGCTTGAGTTAAAGTTCTGGGAGCACTCGGTAAAACTAGTTGTGTATCGGAATATTCTTCATTATATTTTCCAGCTATTAAAAGCCCATTTAATGGGCTACTAAGTTGAAAGTCAAAATATGATTGTGATGTGACACCGTCAACAATTTGACTTAAACTATTGTTATTAATTTGTTGTTCTTGTGCTGGTGTTACACACGTATATGGCAAGTCCGTAGAATAATAGGAGGGTAATTTTAACGTATTTGAGAACTGTGAAATGGAAACGAGACTATTATTAACGTGATTTTGATTATAATCATCTATTACTAATATTAAATATTTCGGTCCATTTAAGTCTAAAATCGCAGGTGCGGTATTACCGCTTAGGTCCACATTTAGGTAAGGAACACGATAACCCATTAGCCAACCCAAAGTATTATTAAAATAGTTATTTGTTTTACTATAACAGTTATTATTACACTGAAGAATACCCGTAAAGTCATAAAAAAATATTTTTGTGTCGCTCGTTATGGAATACACGTTACCACTAGAATCTGTATATGTGACGTCGTTGAAATTCAGTGTAATATTTCCGCTATTTTCATTATATTGGACTATATTGGTAGAAGGATCAAAACCAGCACTAGCAAATGCTGTACCTAATGTGGTAACAAATTGCGTTTGTGAATAATTACCAGGTGAAACGGATACAGGAACCGTATAATTATTACTTATATCTACTATCCATAAACACGTATTACCATAAGCGATGTCAATAGCGTACCAACTATACGGAATTTGATACGAGTATAATCGTAAACTTAGTGCGTTTTTTAAAGTATCAGATAAATCTAGTGTGTAATCAGTTGAAGTCGAATCGACACCGCTAGTATACTGCCTAAATTGGCTATCTAAGTTAATAAAACGACTAATAGTATTTTTAAGATTTGGATTTAAAGAGTCTTGCTTAACAGGTAACTGATATGTATCAGTGGTGGCAATTTGTTGTCTATTCATAGGAGCATATTGGTTACCAAAAACGTCTACTTTTTGAACTCTATCGGTGATTTTATCGGTTTGGTTTGAGTCGCTTTGTTGAAGGACCTCGTTTGTATACCAATCTGTAACTTGTTGATCCCCATAAGGATAATTAGCTTCATTAGACATATTACCAAAACTTTCAACGACTATTTTATTAGTATTATCTTTTTCTACTTTTCTCTCTTCTAATCCTTTACTATATTGTAAGAGCTGGCTTTGTATATCCTTAAAAAAAACCGATAACTGAGGATTACTATTTTTAAATTTATTTATGAAATAGTTTGTTTTGCTTACAATTTTTTTAGGTTCTACATCAGTAAGTTCAACAATCGCCAATAATTCAGATAATGTATAATTTGAAACATCAGTGTCTATAGTTGTCATTATATTTATTTATCTATTTATTTTCTAATTTCTTTCTTTATTTATTTGATTATTTTTTTCAATTTCTTTTATTTCTATAAATTTATCATCGTTAAAACAAGAGTCATTATTATAATATTCTATAAATAATCGTTTAATCTCTTGTTTCACATCGATACCTTTACAAATCTCAAAAGTTAGCACTTTTTCAGGAATACAAGTTAATCCAAGTCCCCGTTTAGAATGTGTTTTACCTTTAAATAATATAACTTCTAGTATATCAACAAGCCTACTATTATATCTATAAATTAATTCACGCTCCATAAAATACTTACCTATATACGTATATCTATTCGTATTTCCGTCTGTATGAACTTTATAATATTTATTGAATTCAGGTTTATTTCTCATTAGACCAATTCCTTCAATCTTATCAATAGAATTATTCATTTCAATAACAAATACGGATAATCCATAACTAATTTTTGGTGATAATTCTTGCGGAACACAATACATACACTTGTATCCATATTTTTTTCTATATTCGTAATTTTTGTCACGTGTTTCATTATTAAATCTACCAGTAACAACAGCAAATGTAAACATTTTTTGATTATTTTAATTGTTTAATTTATACTTAATTCGTGTTATTTTTTTCAATTTTTAATAAAAATATAAAATAAAATGAATTGCTGTATATGCGGACCTGTTAAGAATTGCGCACCTTATCTAGATAAAGTTTTTGAAAATATTGAAAAAATCGGTTCTCTCTTTAATGACTATATAATAGTATTATATTACGACAAATCAATTGATAACACATTAGATAAGCTAAAAGAATATCAAAAGAAAAACCCCAAATTATTATTTTATGTAAACGAAAAACCAGCAACGCCATATAGAACACATAATATAGCTATTGCGCGTAATTTCTGTTTAAACTTTGTAAAGGAAAATAAAAAACATTTTCCATACTTTATAATGATGGATACAGATAATGTTAACTGTAAAGAAATTAACTTGGAACCTATTAGAAACTCGTTGAAGAGAGAAGATTGGGACGGATTATCTTTCAATACTGACCCGCACTACTACGATATATGGGGATTATCTATATGGCCTTACTGTTTTAGCTATAACCATTTTTATAATAATTTCAAATACCACACGATAATTAGAAATTATGTAATGTATAAATTAAATGGCTTAAAGCCAGGCCAACTACTTCCGTGTATATCGTCGTTTAATGGATTCTCGATTTATAGAACAAATAAGTTTTTAAACACACACTACGATGGAAAGGTGAGAACAGATTTATTTCCTAAAAATCTTTTAGAAGCACACGCTGCGGCACAACAATCACGCGGCCTAGTCTATAAAAATTACGGGCATATAAAGGGTAGATATGAAGACTGCGAACATCGGGCTTTTCATCAAATGGCAAGGATCCGTTCCAATGCGAGAATAATGATAAGCCCAGAAATAGTATTTAAGTAAATAAAATTTTTGGTGAAATTTTTATTCTCGCATTATTTTTTAAAATAGCCTCTAAATGAAAAGACCTATGTTCGCAATCGTCAGGTTGAATTATAAAGTTGCTGTTTATAGTATTATTGTCTTTAAATATTTTACAAAAAGGCAATAAATCTAGTCTTAATTTTCCATCATATTTACAATTTAAAAACTTGTTTGTTCTATAAATTGCGAACCCATTAAACGCGGAAGCACAAGTTAATAATTCACCTGACTTTGTATTGTTCAATAGACCAGTTACGTATTCCATCATTATTTTGCAAATTTCGTCTTTTTTTTCAAACGCGAATAAACTTAAATAATATGGTTTTATTGACAGGGCCCATATATCGTAGTAATAAGGGCTAGTATTAAAAGAGAGTGCGTCCCAATCTTTTCTCTCTAATGACTCCTTTAAAAGTTCTAAGTTCACCTCTTTACAACAAACATCGTCCATATCAATCATTATAAACATTTCATAATCTGGTAAATTATTTCGTATATATCTTAAACAAAAATTTCTACCATATGAAATATTATATGTTCTAAATTTAAACAGAGGTTTTTTGTTTACATAAAACAACAATTTGGGATTTTTTTTTTGATATTCATTTATTTTATTTAATGTATCATCTTCTGATGTGTCATAATATAACAATAGTTTGTAGTCATCAAAGAGCGAACCGATTTTTTCAATATTTTCAAAAACTTTATCTAGATATGGAGCACAATTTTTAACAGTTCCGCATATACAACATTTCATATAAATTCAATATATAATACAAATTTAATAAAAATTTAATAAAAAATATAAATAAATAAATATATATGAATATGAAAATTTTTATAGTCCACTATGATAAACTAGTAGAAAGAAAAGAAATAATTATAAAACAGTTAAGTAAATATAATTTTGATTATGAATTTATATCTAACAAAGGTAAAAATAAGCTAACAATAGATGATAAAAAAAAATTTAGAAATATTCATGATGGCGAAATATCAGTAACATTACATCATATAGAATGTTTTAAAAAAATAGTGGAAAATAACTTAGAGTTTGCTTTAATATTAGAAGACGATATATTTTTAAGTCAAAATTTTGGTGAGGCATTAGATTTTTATTTGAAACAATTACCTAGAAACTGGGATATGTTATTCGTTGGTGATGGTTGTGGTATGCATGTTGACAAAAATTTATTGGAAAATGAAATATATATATATAAAAGTACTAAAACTAGATGCTTAGATTCATATTTAATTACTAACAAATGCTGTAAAATTATTTTAGAAAAATTAAGATTGCCAAACTATACAATTTTGTGTCCTGTAGACCACTGGTTAAATTGTGTAATTAATAATAATGGTTTTAATGTTTATTGGGCGGAACCGACAATTGTTACACAAGGCTCCGAAAAAGGTATATACAAATCATCTTTGCGTTAAATTTTAGTAAAAAAAATAAAAATAAAAAAATATGGTAAAAATAGCATTTTGGGATAACTGTTTATGTGAACGAGGTACAACAGTCCAGCTCTATAATTACGCATATTATAATAAAACTATATTGTTAAATGAATCTATCATATTATATAAATTAACGAGAACAGACAATAACAATGAAGTAATTGATAAATTTAAAAAAGAATTTGAAGTTATAGGTATATCTAATTTTGATGAAGTTGATAATCTACTTATAAAAAACAAGTGTGATATATTTTATATTATAAAAGCAGGAGAAAATGAAAAACAATTTAGCAAAAAAATAAAAACAGTCGTACACTGTGTTTTTAATTGTAGTGAACCTCACGGAAATGTTTATGCTGCTGTTTCACCTTATGTAAAAAATTATAAAATAAACATACCTGTTGTACCACATATGATTAATTTACCTAACCACGATAAAAATATGAGAGAAAAATTAAAAATTCCAAAAAATGCGATTGTTTATGGTAGACATGGAGGTTATGAAGAATTTAATATACCTTACGTTCATAATATAGTTTATAGAGTAGCAAAAGAAAACCCAAACATATATTTTTTATTTTTAAATACAAAAAAATTTTGCGAGAGCTTGCCAAATATAGTTCATTTAGATAAGATTATTGACTTGGATAAAAAAGTAGAGTTTATAAATACGTGTGATGCTATGTTATGGGCTAGAATGATGGGTGAAAGTTTTGGGGTAGCTATTGGCGAATTTTCAATAAAAAATAAGCCCGTAATAGCAACACCAAATATTAAATTAAACCCAAACGTAGATACAGCACATATACGTTTATTAGGTAATAAAGGGATTTGGTATAATGAAAGTAATTTATATAATATTCTAACAACTTTTATTACACCAGAAAATATACATGAAATTAAGAATAAAGATTGGAATGCATTTAAAGAATATACGCCCGAAAAAGTAATAAAAATATTTGAAAATGTATTTATAAAATAATTTTATATAAATATAATTATTATAAGTTTAACCAAACATAAATTAAAAATTTTATAATATATGTTTGAAAAATTAAGAAATTTAGAAAAAAAGGGATATATTCCTGATATTATTTTTGATATAGGTGCTCATAATGGTAATTGGACGTTAGAATGTTTAAAAATATATCCAAATTCGCGATATGTTTTAGTAGAACCTATTGAATATAGTGAATTAAACATATTAAAACGATTAAACAATATAAGAGTTTTTAACGTAATTTTAAACGAAAACAATATAGAAGTAGATTGGTATGAGCTAAAAAATACAGGTGATTCTATTTTTAAAGAAAAAAGTAAACATTTTACAGATTGTATTGGATTAAAAAGACAAAGCATTACATTAAATACACTTTTAGAAAAAAAAAAAGGAATTACTGAAAATTGTAATAAAATTTTAATTAAAATAGATTGTCAAGGTGCTGAAATGCCAATTTTAAAAGGAGCGAGTGATATATACGATAAAATTAATTTTATAATTTTAGAGTTACCTTTGTTCGGTAAACATAATGAAAATGTTCCAAATTTTTTAGAACATATTAAATTTATGGATAGCATAGGTTTTGTTCCTTACGATATTATAGATAATCATTATATTAACGAATTTAATATGCAAGTTGATATGTTATTTATAAATAAAAAACATAAGTTTAATGAAATAGTTCAAGAACTATTGTTAAAATAATAAAGTTATATATAATGAAAGTATTTATAAATGGTTTTTGGAGTGGTTTTTTAGAAAATACAGACCCAAATAAGGCAGATGTATTATTTTATATATTTGAAAAAGTTTTTAATGAAAAAATTATTATTGGTAACCTTAAAAACAGTGACATTTTGGTAGAAAGTGTTTTTTCAGATAAAACCTTTATTAACCATAAAAAATGGAAATACACATTTTTTTTTAATGGCGAATCAGTAAAATATTTATTAAAAAAAGGTCATAATAGATTTAACCTTATACCAAGTTATGATTGTATATTATCTGGAAGATTTACCGATTTTAATAAAAAAATCATTAATTTTCCATTATTTATTTATTATATATATTCTAATAACTATTTACCTTTATTAATAAATCCGCCTATAATAAATATATCTCCTAAAAAAAATATTTGTGCAATCATAACAAACGGAAATTCGACAGAAAGAAACTATATATTAGACAAAATAGAAAAAAAAATTAGGATAGATTATGCTGGAAATTTTAGAAATAACATTCCAAAAATTAATGGAAGTTATAACTCAAATGAATTAGTACATTTTTATTCTCAATATAAATTTGTTATTTGCATGGAAAACACAAAACAAGAAACATATATTACAGAAAAAATAATAAATGGTTTTTTAGCAAAAACAATACCCATATATTGGGGTTCAGACAATGTTACGGATTATTTTAATGAAGAACGTTTTATTAATATTTCAAATTTAGAAGAAAATACAATAAACAACGCGATTTTACAAATAGAACAATTAATTAATAACGAAGAAGAATATTTAAAAACAGTGAAAAAACCTATTTTAAAAAATAATAAATTATCAAGAAATATTTGCGATATAACAAAAGATATAAAAAATTTATTACATCTAAAATAATATTTTTTATATAATTTATTGCATTTATATATGGAAAATTTATGTTATTTTGTTAGTAGTAGAGGATTATTAAAATCTTGTGTTTTTCATTCAAATAATCCAAAATCTAGTTGTAACGACGATTATAAATATTTATATGTTATGCTAAACAATATGTATGATGGTATGACTATCTATGTATGTAGCGATTTGTTACGTTTTTTTGTGAACGTTATATTGCCAAAAATTAATAAAAAATTTGTTTTAGTATCTGGAGATTCTGATTTATGTGTTCCTATTGAAGCGTTAACTATGGCTGAAACAAATACACTAGTTAACTCACCACTATTAATTAAATGGTTCGTCCAAAATACACGTATTCAAGATAATGAAAAAATTGTACAACTACCTATTGGTTTGGACTATCATACAATTTCAAAAGATCCTGGATGCTATTGGAAATTACCTTATGAAAATCATTTACCAGGAGCTCAAGAGCTAATATTGGTAAATATCAAAGAAAAATCAAAACCTTTTTATGATAGAATGCCTAAAATATATGTAAATTTTTCAAAAAATAGCGATCGTTTTGGTGACAGGAGATTAGCATTAGAAAAAATATCAAAAGAACTACTTGCCGTAAATGATGTGTTTATACCTAGAACTTATACGTGGAAAAATATTGCCGAACATGCGTTTGTTTTGTCTCCTTTTGGATGTGGTATAGATTGTCATAGAACTTGGGAAACACTATGCTTGGGATCTATACCTATTGTAAGAGCACCACATTTTAAAAATTTATTTGAAGATTTACCTGTATTAAATGTAGATAGTTGGGAAAATATAACACAAGAATTACTAGATAAAACAATAGCAGACTTTTCAAAAAAAACATTTAATTATGATAAATTAAAACTAAGTTATTGGACCAATAGAATAAAAAAAAGTTATTAATTATATATTTTTATTTGAATTATTATAATTAAAATATATATGACACAATTAATGATACAATTAAAGAGTAAAAAATATATAAACAATAATAGTAAAATAGGTGCAAATGATAAATTCCCAATATATAACAAACCATATACATTTTTCAAGCCAGATTATAATAGTGTAATACCGAGAGATATTTATCAAACTTGGTTTACAAAAGATTTACCGCAAAAAATGAGGGAAAGAGTAGAGTTACTCAAAAGACAAAACCCGCGTTTCAACCATTATTTATATGACGACCATGATTGTAGAGAATTTATAAAAGCACATTTTAAATCTGATGTATTAGAAGCATATGATAGTTTAATTCCTGGTGCTTATAAGGCGGATTTATGGAGACTTTGTATTCTTTTCATAAATGGTGGTATTTATCTTGATATTAAGCTAAATTGTATAAATGGATTTAAGTTAATAGAACTTACGGAGAAAGAGCATTTTGTTTTGGATAGACCACCAAAATCTATATATAATGCTTTAATGGCCTGTAAAAAAGGAAATATATTTTTATATAAATGTATAAGAAGAATAGTAGAAAATGTTAAAACGAAGTACTATGGAAACACACCTTTACATCCTACAGGTCCTGGATTATTAGGCAATGTTATGTTAAACAATGCGCTAAATATTAATATTGATATAACACATTATGAAGGAGGTGGTTATTTAATATATAAAAACAGGTTTGTCATTTCAACAGAATATAATGGATATAATGAAGAGAGAAATAATTTATATAATAATAATAATACAAAAAGATACGATAAATTATGGGAAAGTAAAAGTATTTATAAATAGACCTTCCTTTCATTCCATAAATTTGAGTAATGTTTCTTTCTAGAATATTTTACTCTCTCTTTAATATGACCTGTATAACTTTTTAATATAGGAATATCATTAAAATAAATAACTCTATAATCATTATTGGCATTAAGTTCTGCGTGTGTTAAGTCTACTATTTTATCGCTTGTTGAAATGATTTTCGATAATAACCCTGGACCAGTAGGTTCTAAAAAACTATTACCATAATATTTCGTTTTAACATTTTCAACAATTTTTCTTATTGCTTTAAATAAAATTTCATTTCTAGGCAGACAAACCATTAAAGCATTATATATGTCAACTCCATTAACATCTGCGACTAAATGTTCGCTTTCAACCAAATTAATAAATTTAAACCCGTTTAGTGGTGTATATTTAATATCTAAATATATACCGCCATTTATGAAAAGAACACAATAACGCCATAAATCCGCCTTATATGCGCCGGGAATTAGGTGGTCGTATGCGTATAATACATCAGGCTTAAAATTGTTTTTTATGAATTCTCTACAGTCACCATCATCGAATAAAAAGTATTTGAATCTTGGATTTAATAATTTAATTAATGTAACTGAATTTGCCATTAATGGTGGTAAATTTTTTGAATGCCAAGTTTGGAAAATATTTGTTGGAATAATAATATCGTAATATAACTTCGGTGGATAATGAATTTTTAATGATGTGTATAAATCTGTGTTTTCTTTAACATCTGTTTCTTTTTTTTTATACAAAATTTGTGACATACTTATCATTTTTAAAATATAGTAATATATTTTATTATTATATTTTACATTTATTATATTTTACATTTATTATATTTTACATTTATTATATTCATATTTTTTACAACGTAGCAACTTCTTCAAATAATTTTTCCTCCAAAATTTTATAACGTTCGTTTTCTAAGGTCTTCACTAACATACTCCAGGGGTTACACGATTGTAGAACATCAATACCTTGGTCGCAAAACAAATTAAGTAACGAAGGACTAAATCCCGACATCATAGAACAATTCGGTTGACTAGAAAGAGCAGGAAATCCTGAAGTACTTCTTAAATTCCAAAAAAGAATATGAGGTGGCTTGTATGGCTTACCGTGAACGCGTATGCCAGCGTTTCCATATTTTTCTTCCATTACTTTATATAAAGCGGTTTTATCGCAGTCATCTCCTAAATCCATCTGCATATCTGATAAAACGACGAGCACCATATCCTGAACGTCTTGTGGTTCCATTTTGTTAACGATAATCGCATCCAAAATCATATCAAGCGCAGCATAAAAATTAGTGTTCGTACCCCACTCGGCATTTTTTATAACAGAAACAGCAGAGACAAAATCATTACAATGTTCTAAATTTACCCAGGTCGGCTTAGAACTGAATGTTAATACGCGCTTACCAATTGTAGATTTTTCCGCAATCCTTATACCAAGAGCAATAGCTACATTCATTGGGTCGCCATCCATTGAGCTAGAAACATCTACCATAGCAATCATATTATTAAGACTACCATTTTGAGTAGAGTTATCTCGCCATTGTAAATTTAGTAAGTCTATTTCATCTTGGCTATTATATGTACTGATACGTAGTAAGTTTGTAGCTTGCTTAGTAAAATCCGCCATAGAAACACGCTTACCCTTTATTTTTACTTCTCCATCTACAGCTTTCTTGATACGATCCTTAAAATGTTCGGCGCATTCTACACGATCTTCATCATCAGGATATCTAACAGAACCATCTGCCTTTACATTTAAAAAAGCCTTCTTTTGTTTTGTAATTGAAATAGAAGTAACTTTATCAAAGTTAATAGCAGACCAGTTAAGACCACATTGTTTTATCTGTAGTGTATCTATTTTCTTATTTAGGCCTGAAAGTAGCTTACGATATTCAGTTTTACACTTTAAAATTGCTTTTCTTCGTCTTTCTGGTGTATTAGCAGTATCTAAAAATTCTTGAAAATAATCAATAGCAAAATCCCCATAAAGCCATCCAAAACTTGATTTTTCTCTTGGAGCCCATTTTGCGGCAAGCGAAATGGCTTCATCTTTTTCCACAAGCATATCTTTTCTTAATTGGACGTTTAGAACATGAATCGCGTATTGAATTAATGGATGGCTCCTATTATTTCCACGAGACTCACAATATCTACAGAAATATTTAATATCTTTCCAAGAGCCATACTGGTGTAGTTTATTATCTCCTTCAAGTTCAACAATACATTTAAGCGCAAATTTAGACAATTCAGGGTAAAAGTTATACCACGTATAAATCATCATATATGTCAGTTCATATTCGCCTTTACCTTCAACAATATCGCGAGTATTACCAATCATTTTATAAAGGATAGATAGACACTCTCTAGATATAACCCAATTTACACTATTAAATGGTTGTGTTACAATACTATTATAAAGTGGCTTTAACAATTTATTTGCTAGAATAGTTTCTAATTTTTTTAATTCATTTTCATCACCTTTTTTAATCCGTGTAACCTGAAAACTAAACTGAAGAATTGTCTCTATAATACTATTGGACCAACCATATTCTACATGGCCGTTTTCTCCAAATTGTTTAGGTGTATAACTGTCTAGTGCTGAGATAATTGATGCCATTTTAATATTAATAAATAATATTCTTAGTTAGTCTTTATATTGCTTTTTTATTGTTTTTTTATTCTTTTTATTGCTATTAAAAATTTTGTTAAGAATTTTTTTCGTAATGTTATTAGCGTATTGTTTATTTAGTTCGTTTGACTTTTCGCAAAATAAAAAATACAAGTCATTTAAATCGTGTAACATACTTATTGACTTTTCAAACGTAATATCGTTTATATTTGGAATTACAGTTAAATAATCTATTGGGTTGTTATTTGACAAAAATTGTTTTACTTCGTCAGCATCAAGAGTTATATTATATTTTAATAATGTTAATAAGGTATATTTTATGTCATTATCAATTGAATTTCTTTTAAGTATTTCAAAAACTTCCTCCTTAGAAATTAAATTTGGTGAAGACATTAAAAACATTTCTTGTTTAATTTTTTCTATTTCATTATTTTTGTTTATATAAATAAAATATAAATTTGTGTAGTATAGATTATCCTTATAAAAATCTTGATACAACCTATCCGTTTTTTCAAAATCATTAATCCAATCATCATTTAACTTACTATCATTAATTAAATCTAGAGTATCGTCGGGATCTATAATATTACCAGAATTCATAATATTATAAAATAACCATAAAATACATTCTCATTTTTAACACAATATCTAACAACATTTATCCCTACATATATCTATTCTACTCACTATAATATAAGTCTTCTTGCGTTTCCATATTATTAATATTATTTATTTCATTTTCATACGCTTCATCTAACCTGTCAAAATATTCATAATCATAATCTGGAAAACGAAACATTTTTTCCCATTCTTCATAACCCCACATATTAATATATTCTTGTGTTCTTTTTTTATGTGTTTCTATTAAAGCATTTAAAGCTTTATTTTCATTTGTAGATTTAACTATATTATTTTTTTGAATATATGATAAATTATATCTTCTGGTAAATTCTCTAGTTTTAGGATTAAATGAAATTTCTACCCAACCAGGTTCTATATCTTCATTTAACTCGTTTGAATTATTTTTTTTTTGAGGAATAACTACCTTCTCAAAATTAACTTTGTCAATAAAGTTTATTTCTTTTTTTATATTTATTATTTCATTTGGTTTTTTATTTTTAACTTTTGTCGATAATTCCGGAAAACTTTCATTTATCAATACGTTAGCTTCTTTATTATTATTATTTATTTTATTACTATTATTTTCTTTTTTATTATTATATATTTTTCTACTACTATTATTATTTTCATCCGTTTTTTTCTTTTTATTAAAAACATTTTTGTTATTAGTTTCTTCTGCTAATATAGCAAAGCGTGAATTCGTGTTAAGTGATTTAGACATTATAATACTATATATTAAAATTTATGTTATTATTTTATTATATTTTTAAATTATATTTAACTTATTTAAACAATATATTTAATAAGTATTAGCAAAATAAATAATTTAAAGATAAAAAATAAGTATAATTATCTCCTAACAGCAATAAATATTTTGTCTTAAATAACTGACCCAAAAACTTACTTTATATATATTTACAGGAGGTAGCATCCATAAAGGTTAAAAAGGTATAAAAATATTTTTTAAGAAATTTTTAGTAGATTATATAAATTTATTAGTAAAATTATTTTATATTTATATTCTAAATATCATCAATATCTATTTCATCTTCGCCTAGGGCAATAATAGTAGTTTTACCTGAACTAGATTCTTTTAATTGTGCTTCAAGAAGCATTTTGTAATCTTCAGTTTTTTCATCGCTAAATTCAAAACTAGTTTCTTCGTCTTCTTTTAATGAAGACATATTTGTTTTTTTATTATAAGTAATAAATGGATTCCAATTAAAATTTGTAACAGTATTTATTAGCCTATTTTTATCAGCATCATTATAAACTTCTAAAATATCACATTCTTCTAATTTTCCCCTTGAATTTTCTTGTCCGACAGACCATTCGCGAAGACCGACTAAAACCCACGTACCTGCCTCTATAAAATTGTCTCGTTTACTACGCCCTCTAAACTTACCTCTTATATGACAGAGCATAACTTTACCAGTATTATCATTAATATGACACATTGAACCGCCTAGTAACTTAATTACTTGGGCGTATACTTCCAATTCATTTGTTGAAGTACGTAATGAATTAGAAGGTTTTGAATTAACAAATTTACGGGCTTGTCCTTTTGTTTTACTTCCTCCAGTTGTGTTTTTTACCATTTTTAATTATTATTTGATATTAGTTATATTATATTTATTTTTTTAAATACATTTCAATTTTTTATTTAAAAAAATATAAATAATATATTTAGAAACACTGTTTCTTTTTTAATTTTATCTTTAAAATATATATAATGAAAGGAGGAAGAAAACTTAGCGCCTGGAATCTATTCGTTAAAAAGGTTTATAGAGAAGGAAAAAATAAAAATAAAAATTATAGTTTTAAGCAGGCTTTAGCTGATGCTAGTAGTCGTAAAAGTGAAATGACAAAGTTCAAAAGCACATCAATGGTAGAATCAAACACAATAACTCCAAATACAAATAGTAAAACAAAAAAAGGAAAAACAGTAAAAAAAGGAGGAAAATCTAGAAAAAGATGCAAATAAACGCATATAGTTATTCGCTTAAAATTTTTAATAAAGAACACATTTTTTCTTGAGATATTTTATTAACAAAAGACCAGTCGCTAAATTTATAATATAAATTCCCATATTTTTCTAAAGTTATTTCTAACTTCTCTCTATCTGATGGTTCAGGACTAATATTTTTAGCGAGTATACCTACAAACACACTAATAAAAGTATTTTTACAGGAAAATACACGCAACATATTACCGACAATATGTAAGTATAATAAGCACAAACTATAGTTTTCCCAAGTATAACTGTGTCTCAATATTTCACAAACAATGTCTTTCTTATGTTTATTAATATACCTTTTCAACGACTTTATACATAATAATTTAAAGTTATTTTGATATTCTAGAGAGAAAAGTTTAAGGACTGTCAAACTTTTTGTGTAAAACTCACTGATTTCTTCAATAGTCGCGTAAGAAATAGTATTTAAATTATTTTTAAATAAATAAAATAAAACAAATATTTCTAAGGGTTTGTACGTATAATCATTTATATTTTCAATAATTTTACTTATTGTTAGCTCATTATTAATATCTCCTAATAAGAGTAAACTATTTTGAAAATGCGTTAAGACTGGTTTCTCTCTACATTCAAAAGGTAAAACAATATTTTTATGTGACAAATCAAAAAAACAAATATTGTGACTTCTCAATTCTATTAAACTAGTTAATAAAAAAGTAAAAGTTTCTGTAACAAAAAAAATAAGCGATTTTGGCGTCTTCAATAAAAATAAATTTTCATTAAAAGTTATGAATTTTTCATTCTTAAATTGGAAAAGAAAATAATCTATGTCTTTGCTTTTATTTGAATTATTATATACTAACTTTCTATCAAATTCTCCTAAGGCAAGTGGTTTATAATTATATAAAATATTATATCTATGTTGGTAATAAGGTATTTCGCGTATAATATCATTTATTTTTATTTCATTAGTAGAGATAAATTTGTTTTCAACCACTCTAGATATAAATTTATTACTTTTTTTTTTGTCTTCATCTACATATTCATTATCTTTTTCTATATACTCGAGTTTGCGTAGTAAAGGTGAAAAAAGTTTTTTCATATTGGTTATTTCTATGTTTACATTATTATTATTCATTTAATAATAATAATTGCTATTCCTTTATTATTTTTACTTTTCAATAAACTTATTCGCTGACTATCAAGAAATACCTATTTTTATACGTTTTTTTAATTTTATTTTTTATTTCTGTATGGTCTTTTAATCCGCCATTGTATAGCCGTACAATTTCTTCTTTAAGTAATTCAACATTTTCTTTACAAAAATCATCAAAACCACTAGAAGGTTTATAATTATCTGTATAAATATTTGTTTGAATATGTTGGTCTATAGTATCTAAAAATTCTTTACTGGATCCGAGATAACTACGTCTCTGTGTTGGTTCTTTTATACATTTTATAATCTTTTTTCTAAAATAATAGCGAGCACTTTTATACATTTTGTCTGGAACATCACCTTCATAACCAATTCCTAATAATCTACGGACTTCTTCATCAACAATACATTTATTTTCTTCTATCCAAATATTCCAAGCGTCTTTAAAATCTTTTCTATCGTCGTATTGATGAATTTTAGAAAATTTAAATAATTCGTCGATAAATTCGTCTGTAAATTTATATCGGTAAATGTTTACTGTATTTGAGTCCATTTTTATTTAGATTTGTTTTAATTTGTATTCGATTATTATTATTTATTTGTTTATATTTATTTTTATATTTAAGTATTTAATTTCAATTTTATTTTATAAGAAAAAAATATTTATTACACCTTTTCTCATTTAAAATGCTAGTTACTACAAAGTAAAACGCCGGTTATTTATTATTTCCAGTTATCTAATACTGTATCCAAATCATCTTCATTACCTAAATTTTCAACTAAATAATTCGGATTATATAGTTTCTTTGCACTCGGTTCTCTTACTTTTTCCCATAACCATTTTCTTAATTGTTTTTTTAATTTTAAACAATAATATAAATGACGAAAATTATTTAATATTTTTATATTTTTTTTTATTTCAATTAAACTAATTCTATAGTTTATTAAACTATTGCTATTTACTATTTTGTAAATAGGAATATTAGAATAACTTAATATTTTTAGATTTTCCGGTAAAGTCGGAAACAAAGTTAATTGATTATTATAACAAAATAATATTTTTAGTGTTTCCGGTAACATAGGTAAAGAAGTTAATTTATTATTACTACAATATAATTCTTGTAAATTTTGTGGTAAAGTAGGCAAAGAAGTTAATTCATTATTATAACAATATATTTTTTGTAGATTTTTGAATCTAGTTAAATTCGGTAAATATTTAATACTCCTACCACTAACATTAAGGGTTAATATGTCTTCGGGTAAAGAATTTAAATATGTTTCAATCGTAGTTGTCATTTTGGTATAAATTATAGTATTTTAAAATAAAAAAAATTATTCAATTTTTTATTATAAATAAACGGCATTTCACTTCGTAGTAAATGTAAAAAGGTGTAAAATTTTTATTTATTATGATTTCTTTACATTAGTTTATAATTTAATGATTTTTACATCTTTTATTAACTCTTTTACATCTTTTACATCTTTTATATCTTTTACATCTTTTATTAATTCCTGTAAATTAGTTAACTCTTCATAAAATTTTTGAACTTTTTTATTAATACGAATTTTTGACGCATCAAATGAAGTTAAATAAAGTCCTTCTAAACTTTTTACACGTGATAACGCAACATAAGTCTGCCCGCATTCAAATATACCTGCGCCTACATCTATTTCTGCTGTATCCAATGTAACACCTTGAGACTTATGTATCGTTATAGCCCACGCCAATATAAGAGGAACTTGCGATACACCTATTCCAGGAATTTTATCACTGGTCCAAACATTTCTACTCATAAGTAGTTCAACACCATTATTATATTTCACACGAGGACAACCAGTAATATCGCAATATGAAACAATAATGCCTTGGCTACCATTACATACTAAAATATCACCTTCTGCCGTCCTAATATTTACAACACACATCACTTGAGCTCCTATCTTTGCTTTAAATATTTTTTCGCAAAGCAGGTTCGCAGCTAAAAAGTCAAGTTCCATTTGAATATCTTTATCTGTAAAATTTCTTCTCGTTATTTTATCTGTTTTAGACATTTCTAAGTCTTTCAAATATTTAATTTCGTATTCCCTTTCTTCACCTATGAGAGAAATCATTCTACTACTATTTATTTGTTCTACCTTATTACGTGTTGGGTATAATTTAGTGGGCTCAGTTACTAAAGATGTTGTATAATCTCGTCCTACATATTGAAGTAATAAATCATTCGACTTCTTTTTTAATTTGCCTTCTCTTATTTGATTTAAAATAGAAGCATACATTTCATCCTTTTGACGAAATCCTTTTTTAAGCTGTATTTGATTACTATGCCTAAATACAATGTTCCATTCTTCACTTTCAAAGCAAAAACGCTGCGTATCTGGTTCTGACGCATCGCCAACAGGTGGTAACTGGTAAAAATCACCTGAAAATATGATTTGAATCCCACCAAATGGTTTGCTACAATTTCTTATTTTTTTGCCTATTATATTTAAAATATCGAATAATTTCAATGAGAGCATACTAACCTCATCTACTACTAATATTTCTGTTTGCGTCCATACTTCTCTTAAAAATTTGCTCTTTTTAATTTTTGCGACGAGTTGCTCTATAGTTCCATTCACTAAACCGACACCCGCCCAAGAATGTAAAGTTTTTGCGTTACAGTTTAAAAGAATCGCAGCACAACCTGTAAGAGCTGTTACTTGGATATTTTTAAATTGAGATTTGGCACTTTCATAAATTTTTTGTATAAGGGCGGTTTTTCCTGTTCCACCTGGACCTGTAATAAATATGTTACTACCTTCAACATATTTATTAAACGCTATTTGTTGTTCTTTTGAAAGTTCCATTAATATATATTTGTCTAGATGTTTTTAATATAGTTTTTTAAATCAATTTTTTCTATATATATTTTTAATTATATATTTTTATATCCATTTATAAGGTCCATAACCTTTAACATCTGTTTCTGCTTTTAACGGTTCGACTGATATATAAGATCTAGTTCCGTAGACTATCCAGAAAAAACTACAATTTTTACCATAAACTTTAAATTGTCCTTTTATGACACGAGAACATCTTAAGTTAATATTTGTATCAACATTCGTATCAACATTTGTATCAACATTTTCATCAACTTCATATATTGGTGTTACATTAACTGTAAAATTTGTACCTAATTTATTGACATAATAAGGTAATTCAATAGTCGTTGAAATATTATTGGTTATTATACCTTCACCACGGTAATAAACGCCAGCTTCTGGACCCTCTAAACAGGCGTGAACTAAGTATTTTTTTTCATCACACGGATGGTCGATTACAAATGTTTTGTAACTACCTTTACTATATAATACGCCTGTCATATTTATGTTTCCACTAACATCTAACGCATAATTACTTGATGAATTATATACACCTCCTATTCCTACATAAGAACCTGGTATTTTTATATTAGGATAACCTGAACTTGTAGTGCCAGCATTACCACCCAAAATTATTTCATTTGAAGCATCTATTATAGCGTTATATCCTATAGCTGTAGAATACTGATAAGTTAATTTATTACTACTTACATCAGCGTTTGAACCCAAATATGTATTATAATTTCCAGAAGCATCATTAGTACCAGAATAAGCTCCAATCGCTGTATTAAAACCATCAGAACCAGAATTTATTTGCAAAGAACCTTTTCCAATTGCCGTATTAGCACTACTTATACTGTTTGCCAAAGTTATTCTGCCTACAGCAACGTTACTATTACCATCTATGTTTGAAGCTAATGACGAAAAACCTATTGCGGTGTTATTATATCCAGTTTTATTATTATTTAAAGCATTATATCCAAAAGCATCATTACTATAACTTTCGTAATTTGTATTTGATGCTAACGCTTTATAACCAACAACAGTGTTATAAGAATTACCAGTAGCACCTGTAGTACCAATGCCAATAGTTAATCCATTTATCGTCGCATCTTTATTTGTAGTTAAATATGTAAAAGACCCTGTAGGACCTGTAATTCCATTACTAACACTTATGTAAGTAAAAGACCCTGTAGGGCCTGTAATTCCATTAGTAGAACGAATGTAAGTAAAAGACCCTGTAGGGCCTGTAATTCCATTAGTAGAACGAATGTA